CCTTTAGTTAAGTTGCTTCTACTTTGCTGTATAACGTATTTAGCAAACTTGTTAAGTTCATCCCTTAAAAACTTATCTGCTAACATATTGTAATATCGTTCTTAACAAACACATTAAACGTAGCGCTCCACCCAGCTAAACGATTATCGAACCTTTCGTAAAATGGTTCAAGGGTTGCATCGCCATCTAATTGGTATTGGTCGCTATATAGCGTACCTTTTCTTAATACCATTACTAACTTGTTTAATACTGCTAATTGTGTGTTTAATATATCTTGTTCGTTGTTGTTTCCTCTAAATACGTCTGTGGTAGGTTCTTTGCTTTCGTCTACTATGTCCATTGCTAATACACTAATGTTAAACGTAAGGGTTTGCTCTTGTGTTGTAACGTTGTTTATTATAATGTGGCTTAATGGGAATATAGACTGCTTTGCTAAATCAATGTCGTATATATCGCCAGTTGTAACTGTGTTTACATTTACATCGCCAAGTAGTTGGTCTTTTATTGTTTCTGTTAGTAGGTAAAAACCTCTTATTCCTGTCTGGCTCATTTAAACTTGCTTTTTATTTGTCTTGCTTCTATTTCGTTTTTTTCTTTTGTGTATGTTAAGTATGTTAAGCACTCGTGTACACCTAATTTAGTGATATGTTCAAATTTTGTAATATCTCCGTTAGATAACCCATAGATTGAGTTGTACCACCCCCATTTGGCTGTGAAGTTAGATACTGCGCTAAAATCTCCTCGTTCTTCTTGTCCAAAGAGTTCAGCATAGCTATCGATAAGTCCTTGCCTAAATTGTAAAAAAAAACCACCGCACCAAGTACAGCATCTAAAGGCATATCTTTTGCCAGCTCGCTATTGTTAGGCTCGTAGTCTTTTATGGTGTATCTGCTTCCGCTTCTGTGTTCTATGGGTCTGTATAGTACGTTTACTGCTCTGTGCAGATTATCGTTATCCCCTATGAAAGTATCAAGGTCTACATACTCGCCAAAAGACATATCTTCAAGGCTTGGTATAAATCCATACTCAACACCATTCATTTTAAACATACTTATCAAATGATGCTTTGTGTCAAACATACCATTAATGATACTGCATATCTCTACTATGTCTGTGGCTTTCATATTTCTAACCACTAACTCTGGCACGTTGCAGAATATCTCAATAGTCTTTAGTTGTAAGTCTGTTTCACTTAAATCAGCTAATTTGGCATACTCTTGGTACTGCCCTAAAGTTATCTCGTTAAGTGTTGTTGGTATAGTTAAATTAACTTTCATATTAATATATAAACGTTTTCAAATTATTTTAGTGGTTAATGTACTGCGTATTTACCAAAGTTAGGTCTGCTCATTATTGAATAAGTAGCGTAACGGACAGCATCAATAATATGGTCATTTTTTGGTACTGGCTTATTTGTCAGCTTTCCACTTCTATCTTCAAGCCACTTATAGTTCCTAAACTCTTGTATTGCGTTTGTACTGTCGCTTGTTATATGCAGCTTAAATCTCTTTAGTAAGTCTATACCAGCGTTTATACTATCTCTACCTTTTAATGATGGTTGTATATTGTGTCCCATTCTACGCAACTCGTCTATTAAGCGTGGCTCTGCTGCATCAAAATATATAGGGCTTCTATTTACTACTTCTTGTTTTAGAACGTCGCTTATATCCCTTGTAGTCATCATTGTGCGATATAAGTGTTCTTTAATGTATATGTTATGGTCTTTCTTGTATACGCTTACTAACGTGCTTGGGTCATTAGTATACCCAGCATCTGCGCCATAGCTTACAAGTTCTGCATCGTGTGGTATATGTGGCACTTCTATATAGTTGAATATAGTTGCTTTGCTTATACCCTTTTCTCCAAGTCCGTATATCTGCCAGTATTGTTCATCTGTTTCTTTTAGTCGCTCAATCTCTTTTACTATGCTATCATCAAGAAATTTATTGTCTTTGTATGTAGTCTTATAAAACTCTACATCATCACGATTTAAAACCTTGTCATATATCCAATGGTATTCGTCTGATGGGTTGTAGTCAAGCACCACCTTTTCAGTTGTTCTAAATATTAGCTGCTGCCAATCTTCATAGTCTAACTCATTAGCTTCATTGATAAATAGAAACTCACGCTTGCGCCCTCTAATTTTTTGTGGTTGGTCTACGCTTATAAATTCTATAAGGTTACCATCAAGGTTATATTCGCTATTAGACTTGTTATGATTTTCTTCATTATACTTATTGTGTTGTTTAAGTATGTCTATAAAGTCACGCATCACAGAAGAACGTACAGCTGGGAAAGTCTTTCTGCATATAGTTATAGTCTTGCCATTGTTTGTTTGGCAGTAGTGAAAAATAATATAGAGCAAAATGTTGAAAGTCTTACCAGACCTTGTTCCGCCTTGCTCTACTACTATCTTTGATTGACTATCTAAAAGGTGTTCAAATACTACGTTTACATCAACGTTCACTATCTATGTATCTTTATATTTATCTCTTTATCTGTTGTATCGTGTTTAACCTCTCTCTTTGTTCCGTTTAATCTATGTGCTTCATCATCATCAGCTATGAGTTTCATCAGTCCTATTTGTAACGTAGCGTTATCGCTTTCGTACCATTTGGCTCTCATTGATATTTTCATATTAATTCTATTCTTTGCTAATTCGCTTTTTATAGTGTCACTTTTGTGTAAATCGTGGTCATAAAAAGTTTTTCTAACAAATGGAGTATATGCAAAAATATCGTTTACAAATATCAAATTATGTTTCTTAATTACTTCTAAACTTTGCTGTTTTAAATCTTCTGTGTTGTAAGCCATAGTATATATCTTATATTAATATATAAAATTATTTGCTTTTTTTTAGCACAGAGCTGGGTTTTTAACTGGTCTGTTTAGTTTAGCACCTTTTACTTCTTTTATTTTCTTTTGTGGTTTAGTAGATTTTATTAGTTTGCTGTATGGTGTTAGTCTTGTGTGTATGAAGTTGTTTATGCTTTCTTCTTCCCAAGTGTTTATAGTGTCTATTATGTCGTTTAGTAGTGCTTCTTTATATGTAGATGGGTTTTTTGTTTTTATCGTATCTGGGTTAAACTTTGCCTTTGCTCTTTTTCTTTTAACAGAACATAGTTTTATAGGTAGTCTGTTATCTTTTATTATTAGGTTAAATATTATTTTATCTCTTTCATCTACTGATTTAAAATCGTTATAGTGATATATTGCAGCATCGTGTTTTATTCCTATCTCATCGCCTAATGCTTGGAATGTATATCCTAACTCTCTTGCAAGTCTACAGAATACCTTTCTTGCGTATGCGTATTCTCTTTGTCTATTGCGTTCTGCTATATCAAATTTGTAGTATTTGTTTAGTTCTTGTTTTATGTCTTTTAGTTTCATATCTAAAATAATTGGGTTTGTTTTACGTTTTGTTTTTTTATTATTCCTATTGCAGTTTCTAATATTGTCTTACCAGCTTCATAGTCTACAAGGTTTCTTGCTATTTTTGTTTTGTTTTGTGTCCCTTTATATTTTCTAAAATCATAGTCGTGAAATATACACAGTTCTGAAAACTCATTTTTAGTAGCGCAAAGCTGAAACTTCCTCTCATTAACGCTGTTAGGAAGATTGAAGTTTGTCCAGTATAAATGTCTACCTCTTTTCTTTGCTTGTATTAGTGGTTCATAATATGGTGTAACATTTTCAACTACATATTTACCTTTATAATAATGCTGAAGAAATAAAATCTCTTGGTACAACTTCATATCTGGGTATATGGGTTTTGTTTTTGTATCATAGTTGCTACTGTTCCAATATCTCGCCCTTGAGTGAGAAGGACAAGGTGGACTACTCCATATAAAATCAAACTCTTTGTAATGGTCTAATAAATACTGGTGTGCATCTGCAACTACTACTGTGTCGTTTGGGAAGCGTTCTTGATAAAGTCTTGCAAGTTCTTCATCCCACTCTACTGCTGTAACCTCAACGTCTGTAACCTCATCCCACTTGTATCTATTGCCACCTAAACAAGCGTATAAGTTTAATATTTTCATTGGTTTGCTCATTAGTCTATTTTAGTAAATTCTGCTGTTTGGGTTTCGTTTATTTCTTTTAATTTTTTTTCTAATTTAATTTTTTGTTTTCCTAAATTATCTAAATTAATTAAATCATTTTCATAGTTATCACATAGCTGCTCAATTAATATATTAATACATTGAATAGTTTGTTTTTTATCTAATGTAGAATTTATATTTTTAATTTCACCTTTAACTAAAAGCCAAAATATATCTTGTTTTTTTGCTCTTTTTTGTATTATTTCTTCAACATAATTTAAAGCTATTTTTTTTGCTTTTGGGTCTGCAACATAATCAAAACAACTTTTAGGAAGTGTTGTTACACTATTATAAGCATCAATATACAAATCTAATGCTTTTTGCTTAACCATTTTTGTTATTGCACCCATCTTAATCTATTTTTGTAAATTCAGCAGTTTGTGTTTCGTTTATTTCTTCTTTGTTGTTAAAGTATTGGTCTACTAATGCGTCTATCATTACTAACTCGTCTATGGTGGCTGTTTTTATTTTGTGTATCAGTCCATCTATTTTGTTTAGTACGTTTATGCACATCTCTGGGTTGTTATGGTATACTGTATTAAACCCCTCTTGGTACACTTGTTCTAATATTTGGTTTGTCTTACCTACTTGATACTTTACGTTTTGTTTAAACGCTTTGCTGCCTTTTAAGTCATCGTTAGCCTCTAATAGTAGTTGGCTTATTAGTACACACTTTAAATAGTTAAGGTGCTTGTCGCTTATTACTTGTTCTTCTCTATCCATTTCTCTTGTTCGTTTCTTATGTATTCTATCTCTCGCTTTAGGTAGTCTGCTGCTTTCTCAAGGTCTTTTAGTTCGTTGTCTTTCTTTCCAGCTCTACAAACGTACTTAATTATATTACCTCTATTGAAGTTGAGGTTGTAGTCTTTTATAAAGTCTATCACATCGTAGCCTTTTCCGTTTTCGTAGTGTAAGTATGTTGCCCTCATATTATAGCGTTATCTAATTGTTGTATAAGGTGTCGTATCTCACTACGTTCAAACTTGCCATTTATTTCTGCGTTGTACGTTTTAAACGATAAGCTATACATATCCTTTTCTGTATCTCCTTTTTTTTCTTTCTTTCCTAAATACTCAATCTTTAAATCTAATTTCATTTTTTATAATTCTCCAGTTAAACAATAGTTATCTAAATCTGCACCCTCTATAAAGAATTGATTATATAGGTGTAGTGCTTTTTCTACTTTTTCCTCGCCTTGAAAGTAAAATTCTTCCGAGCAATTAAATATACCAATATCCAAGCTACCCTTGTCTAATGCCAAGAAATAAAACTCTTTGTGTGTCTTACCAAATAGATTACAGTATAAGTAGCATTGTACGTCGTATCCGTACTTTTTAGCTGACCAAGCAAAGTCTTTTATGTTTGTAGTGGTTTTAAGGTCTACTATTCTATTGGTGGCTAATACATCTGCCTTGCCTCTAAAGGGCATATCTAATACGTTGTCAATAGCTGGTATCTCAAACTCTGCTTTAGTTATTAGTTCCTTTGCGTGTTCGTTTCTGTAGAACGCATCTACAAGCCTATCAGCATCGTTACGTTCTTTCATTGTAAACACTCGTGGGTTTTCTGCTTTAGCTTCTTTAAACTTCTTTGTGTTCTTGCTCTGCACATCTATAAATGTTTGTGCTGCAAATACCTCTGGTTCTAATATAGCGGTGTGGAATAGCCACCCATCTCGTAGGGCTTGGCTCTCGCCACTACCATATTTCAAACTGAAGTTATATGTCTTTGGGCTTGATAGAAGCTGTTTAAGGCTACTACTACTTAAAGCAAGGGTATTTAGTTCCCCATAGTAAAAGGTGTCATCTTCCATACGTTTAAGCAGTTCTGCTCTGTCGTAGTATTTACCATCTAATAGTTTTATCTTATCCATATTATTCAAGGTCATAGTTTTTACAATCTTCGGAGCAATATGTCTGTCCGTTTGTTTCTGTGTCGCAAGTTCTACAATTGCTTACTGCATCTGGTTCGTCTATATAGTGCATTTGATATTTGTTTAAGTCGTCTTTTAATTGTGTTATTTCTTCTTGTTGTTTTTGTATCAGTTCGTTCTTCTGTTGTCTAATTAGCTGTACTCTTTTATGTAGTACCTCAACCTCTGTACGCAATCCATTTACAAACGTACCTATTTCGTTCATAGCTTTAATAGAGTTGCGTAAGTCATTGTTTAATGGCTTGGCATCTTTCCACTCCATTATCTTGTCGGCTAACCAATTAAACCACAGATTATATGTTTGAGATTGCAGTAAATTCATTAGCTACCATATCCAATCATAAACCCTAAACAAAACGTAAGGAAGGCAAGAAATAAAATAGATGCCATTACTACCAGCTGCCTTTGCTCTGCTTTTTTAAGTTCTTGTTGTTGTAGTTCTTTTTCGGTTAATACCTCAATTCTGTTTTTGCGTGTTTGGATATGTAATCCAGTCTTTGTCTTTTTCATTGTTATTGTATGTTATAAATTATACTTCTTATATATAGTTCTCTATCCTCTAAACGTTTCTTCATACGTTCAGTAACCCCTTCCATTTTATTAAGGTGGTGTAGCGTGGCTTCTATTTGTTGAAGTTCTTTTTTTAAGTCTTGTAGTTGTGTCATAATATAAGGGGGTTTTTACACCCCCCCCCTTTTTTTATTATTTATTTACTACTAATTGAATTAATAATGTTCTTAACTCGTCTTTTGTTAATGATTCCAAATAGTCTTGAGTACCTTCCGAGTCAGTCATATTTCTTTGTACTGATTTGATAACTTGTTCTTTTGTGTATTCGTTGAAATTTTTCATAATATTTGTTTTTTGTTATTGTTTACACAAATATACAACATAATAAACGTTATAAACAAATTATTAACTAACTTTTTTACGAAAACTTTACGAAAACTTTTGTCCTACTTCTTAAAACTGTTTAAATTAATTATTGATGCTTGTGCTTCGTCAAGCAAGTAACAAGGCTTTAATAGTTTCTTTTTAGTCCATAGCGTTGTGTCTGGGCAGTACATATCTTTCTTCTTCAAGTCTGTTAGGTTGTTTAGCCAATACATATAATTACCTTTTGGGTCATTCACAAAGTATAAGGCTATCTTACCAGTTTCTATTAGCTTGTCGTACTTGTAAACCTCTAATAGTTTTTCTTTGTAGTATTTGTTTCTGAACTTCATTTCAATTACTACCTCTATTCCTTTAGGACTTGTGCCTATTGCATCGTAATGCTCAAAGCCATCGCCAGTATGTGTTAAGTTCCATCCATCTAAATTTAAAAGCATTATTACAGCTTGTTCCCACTTGTGTACATTTTTTATCATTTATTGTATAGTCTGTCAATATCGGCTATCCATCGTTTTAGTTCTTTAGGTCTGCAACTGCAAGGCTCATAATAAGCGTGATTAAAATACTTTGCGTGTAGCTTACATAATAGCTTGTATTGTGGTTGTGTTAGTTTGCTTGTAACCTCTGCCTTAAATTGTTCCCATTGTTTTCTGTGTTCTATTTCCATAAGTCTAAATCTATATCAGTCCACTCATTTAGTTTGCGCTGTCTTTCATCGCATCCGCAATCTTCTCCCCATATTTTTTTTACTACCCAACGTATGCCAGTATAGTAAGTAATGTAATATACTAAATCTCCTAATTTCATAAATCTTCTCTTTTAATGTAATATGCTTTTGTGTATTTCATAAGTTTACAATCCCATTGACTTACCTTATCGTAATCAATAAAATAAAATTCTGCAGTTTTATCATCTATAATATATACAAACCAATATAAATCTATTTTGTTAAGTCCTTTTTTATGTGCTTCTTCATTAACAAGCAAATGAGAATATTTAGTTAATTTATTTGTTTTAACATCTATTCTTTTACCTTTTAAAATAAAATCAGCATTTTTACTTGACTTAAAATCTAATAAGTTTGCTATATTAAAATGTATATTTTTTTGAGTTAAATATTCTATTGCAATTAATTCACCTAAAACACCTAAAACATCAACTTGTTTATTTTTAACTCCTCTATCATACCTTTTGTTTATTTTATTATTTTCTTTATTCATTACACCTCTTGCATAACCAATTTGCTCTGCTATTAACCAAAAAGATTTGGGATATTTAAATTTAATCATAGCTGTTCTTTTATGTGTTTCTTTGCGTTCGTGTATGTGTTATAAAGTGAGTAATAACTTATACCAGTTTCTCTACTTAATGCTGCTACGCTTTTACCACTTGCGCATATCTCAAATACTTTTCTATCGTACCAGTATAGGTCATCTAATATGCCATCTATTTGGTCTTTGCGTTTAGCGTATTCTACTTCGTCTATCCCTAAATCTTCTGCTTGTTTCAGTTCGTCTATTTCTTCTATGTATTCTTTTATTTGCCTTGCTTCCTTTTTGTGGGTGTTTAAGTATATGCCTCTTAATACTTTCCAACAGTAGTAAATATTAACATCGTCGTTATGCCATAGGTCTAACCCTTTATCTACATCTTGTATTAGTTGTATGTACATTTCTTGCACAATGTCCTCTGCGGTGCTTTTGTTACAGCCAAAGGCATACACTACCCTTAACCAATCTTGGTGTCTTAAATAGGCTATTTCAACAAGGCTTTTTTTCATTTTATATAACAAATATTATTTATAATTTCTACGTTTTCAGCAAACCCACGCATAACTAAATTTGGCTGTGTTTTATTCCATTTAGTTTCTATTGGAACTTCGCAAATAACATCATCTGCTCTTAAACAAACACCTTTAAAATGTATACTCATACACTTATACCTTTTATAATAATGGAAGAAAAATCTATATTTTTTCATTCTAAAATTTTATTTTTTGGCACTACAAAATATTCTAATGGGTCGTATATCTCGCCAACTACAAACGGCAGTCCAAATTCGTTTATACTAAAGCTAAAGGTTTCAAAAGGAAAACCTCTTGAACGTCTACACATTACTGTAACCCAATCCTTGTTTGTTGTATTTAATTCTAACTCTATAACAGTTTCTGCTTTTTTCTCAAGAAAACTACCAAGATGACCAGTTCCTAATTTACTGCTGCCAAAGTTCTGGTGCATAACAACCATTATGTGTGTATTATAGCGTGTTGATAGTTGCATAAGTTTAGCTACCATTTCGTTACAAGATTTAAGGTCGTTTACATCTGCGACTAAATCTGCTGCGCCATCTATAAAAACTACACCAGTTTCTTTTCCGTTTTCTTTATTTTGTTCTAATGACCATTCTATAAACTCTAATCTTTGTGTATAGCTTAATGTTCTTAAGGCATAGGTTTGATAGCAACCTACATCTTTTATGTTAGCCATTTGCTCTGCTCTCTTAAAGCATCGTGCTGCGTGGAAATGCCCTTGCTCTGTATCATAGTGAATTAAGCATTTACCCTCTCTGTGTCCTTTTAATTTACCACCAAAGTTATTACCACCACTTAAATATACTGATGCAAGTAGTGATACAAAAAATGATTTTTTGCTTTTAGGCGGTGCTGTGATATAGCTTATGTTTCCGTATGTGGCTAAACCAATAGGGTATGTTAATTCCCCACCCTTTGTTTGTATTGTCTTTTCTCCTAAACTCAAAGCGGTTGGTGGGTACTCAATATCCATAGAAGTGTCTATTGTACACTCCTCTTTTATTAGTTCCATCAACATTTGTTGTGTAGTTTGTTCTTCTGTCATTTCTTTAGTTAGTTATTGTTTTGCTTAAAGGTATAAAAAAAGGGGGTAAAAACCCCCCTTGATTATGAAAAAAATTAAAATGGCAGTCCGTCTGCCTCTGCTGGGTGTTCTTGTACAGCTTCTTGTACTTCCTTTTCAGCGTTCACAATAGTTCCGTTATTCCAAACTACCTTACCATTCCCAAGATAAGTTTTCTTTTTCTTGGCTTCTCTTTCCTCTTGTGTTTGACTAACATAGATACCAGTATTATTTCCGTATCGTGTTTCGTCATTTACTGACATTGTAAGGTTTACATATACCGCTCCATCTTTACCAGCGATAAACTTCTCTTTTGGCAGTTTTGCCACATTTAAACTAAAATTAATTAATGCACTCATATTTATTTATTTATAGGGTTTTATATTCTGTTTTTTGTTTTTTAAAACTTTCACTTTCATCTTCGCCAAATACACCGAGTTCATAAAAGCCAGTTAGTTTTAGTACCGCTCTACTCATTGCTCGTTTCTCTGCCATCTCGGCAACGTACCAGCTGTTAGTATTTGAAGTTTTGTAACTGTCGCCTTTTAGCGCACTACCAAAGGTTTCTATGCGCTTACCATCTTTTTCTGCAAGTGCTTTAAATACTGCAAAATTAGGCTCGCATCTTATTACTTCATAATTAACAGTCATTTGCTCTAGTGCCATAATTCTATCTATGCCTTGTCTAGTGATGATTGTGTAATGCTGATGCTTAAAAAAGTCATCTTTAGTGAGGTTATACTTTTTGTACAACTCTGTTAGTTTTTCCTTGTTCATTGTTCTTTATTTAAAATTTCTACTTCTATTATCGCTTCAAGGTATTGTACTCTACCTTCTAAAGCCTCTATCCTTGCATTTAGATAGTCTATTGTCGTTGGGGTTGCTGCTCTTTTCACGTCCTCTGTATGTGTCATAACTATTCTGTAAAATAATCAAAAGGGTTGTTTAAATAGCCACAAAAAATACGCAAGTCCATAACGCTGCCATACTTTAAATCGCTTACAAAAACTTTTTCTTCAAGTTCTTCATAAAGCTGTGCAACTAAATCTGGATACTCTAAATTAGCTACGCTTAATTTGTCTTTGTACACTGGGTGTAATCTTTCTAATAGTGTCATTTGTTATTGTTTAAAATTAATGATACACAAATTTAACAAAATATATTTAATATAAACAAATTATAAACTACTTTTTTTTATAAATAACAAAAAAACCACCTTATTATAGGTGGCTTAATTGACTGCTAAACAGTTGAAAACAATAACAAGACATTGGTTAGTCTATTCAAAGATACACATTATTAGCGTTATATAAGTAAGGTTTATTGCGAAGTTATTAACTAAAAGTTTTGTTTGTCTTTTAGTTCTTGTAGTTTAGTCTTGTATTGGTCAAATATTTCTTGCCATTCTGGGTCTGTAAGTTTTAGTACCCCTCTTGACTTTTGTAGTAGTTCCTCTGCTAATTCTAAACCAATGTTAAGAGAATATTCCAGTTGCCGACCATATTCAAAACGATTGCATTTACGGCATTGCAGATTTACATTTCTTTCGTCATAACGAGTTATTAAATGCTGCCTACCTATTAGATGTCCAGCATCGCCTTCAGAAAAATGTATAGACTTACCACAACTAACACAGTTACCCATACCAGTATTGTTATCTACATCCCTACGTCTTATAAACTCGTGAAAAGGTTTATCAATCTTATTCTTCCAATACTTTAATGTCTTTTTTTTTGGCATTTGGTTTCACATTTGAATACACTACAGATATCTTATATTTATTATTAATGTTTTTTATCTATTTATTTAGAAATATATTTATATCTATATATTTAGAAAACAGTTTTTTATAATAAATGGTACAAAGTTATATATTTATTTTTAGAAAAAAAAATTATTTTTTTACTTCTTCCAATGCTTTGTAATCTTCTCTGCACTACGCATACCAAAATACCCACCATAGACTAATAATAAAAGTGAAGAAAGTAAGTCTATCCAGTTAGGGTCTATTTTAAAGCCTTCTAACGAGCTATCTAATATTATATATACAAATAGTGTAGCTGTTAAAAAAGCAAGCGTTAATGGTCTTATATTGCGTGTAAGGTAGCTGTCTGTTTGGTTGTCGCTTACCCATCGCTTTGTGGTTTCTTCCATTTCTAACATATCGTA